TATTAAAGTTTGTTAAAATTATTCCGGTGATTGGCACAGCACCGGTACTGCCATCTTCACAACTTGGAGAACCTACAAAACCAAAGTAGGTGTTGTGTAGCCAAAAAAATTAATGTGAGATTAGATGATGAGTACAACAAAGTTCTTCACAAACTTCTTCTCTTAAACTATGTTTATCTTCACGAAAATGGGTTCGTATATTTTCTAATACTTCCTCAGTATTTATTAATAAAGTTTTTAAATAAATACGTGTGTCTTCTTCTAAAGCTATTGCTACAAGTGTTATTTCTTCTTCTTCAGGAAGTACCATAGTATTTTCTACAATAATATTCCAAGTATTTTCAGAAAGACTGACAACAAGATATATCATACAATTTTCATATACACGACCATACATATGACTTAAATCATATGTAAATGTAAAAGTTTTCATATTATATCCTTTTAATTAAAATGGTGAAATAGTCTTGCCGAGCATCAACAAGAATTTGCTCAATGATTTGAGAGTAGCAACACTCGCAGACTTTATAAGTCTTCATAATCATTCTAACGGGAACTTACTGATCTCTAGTTCCTACTACTCCATTGCAGTCCCAACTTGCATGGGACGTACCCATTTTGTCCAGTAGTATCCATCCAGAGGAGTAGCGAACTCATGTTAGATATGCTGAAATATATGCGGCGGCTATTTCCGCATTCTCATTGAGGTCTGAGTAATTTAAAGACCCAACTATTGCCGGGTATACCCATGGTAGATACTTATGCCTGCCGACCTCTCACAAGCGGCGTCTTTGTGATATCTCTGCAGTGACTCTCACAGAGCATAGAAGCCTCTACACTTTAAGCTTTTCTAAAGCGTCAAGATATTCAACCGGACAGATTCGCCGGCCTACGTCTCCATACTTCTTATGCATGATAATTGCTTGCATATCTCGCATAGAGATGAAGTTACCATTACCCCAATGCCAAGTATCTTTTGGCGCCAGAGTTCTAAATTGTTCTACAATTGCTCCAGGATATTCTTTCTTTTCGGAGTGATGTAAATGTCCCATGTAAATGTAACGAAACCATGTTTCTCCCCACATTTCTGGTTCATGGGATGCCATGGTTAAGGCCATGCTATTTAATTTTGTGGTATGGCCATGATGTACACCAATCATGCATTTGCCCCATTGGTGATACCAAAATTTAGAGGCAGAACGAATGATTGTTACTCGAGGTTCATTTCTATACCAGGCGGATAGTGTTGCACTAAGCGCTTGGCTGGTATGTTCATCATGATTACCAATTGCATTATGTACTGTTATTTTTGGATATTTGGCTAAAGCACGATCGATACATTTGATCATAATCCAAAAACCAATCTCTTGTACTTTTGCCCAACGACCATCTACATCCAGAGCATTGCCGGCTTGAGCGGTTCGATTGTCTACATTATCACTATGAAAGAAGTCACCTAAATTAATAAGAATGAATTCTTCAGCTTCAGGAGAAATATCTACTAAATATTCTACTGCACCAATAGTGAGTCTTTCGGCAATTTCACAATCGAAGTCAGTTTCAGCTTCTTGGGCCCAGGCGTATAATCCAATATGTGGATCTCCCATAGGGACGATTACAGCGATATCTTTTGCTAGATCAGTTAGATCAGGTTTAGGTAGAGAAACGGGCGTAGCTTGCCCCTCAATACGTTCACATAGCCCTTCGATGAGTTCTTCCATCTTATTGGCTAGATCTTCAGCAGTCTTTTCAGATTTATACCAGGTTAATCGTGTATTTCCTTTTCCGTCTACTAATTCGGACATACCTCTCATATGATAATTTTCAGGTAACGGTCTTTTTAACCCAAATTCTGGAGCATGTCCTCTACTTGCAGCACGAAGTCGAACACGTTTAATTGCTCGATTTACGGTAGAACGATTATATTTTGTTGCAATAGCAGCTTTACGAATGCTGCCATGTTTAATAATTGCTTGTAAATGTCCTTTTTCAATTAAAGTGGCGTAAGGAAGTAATTCTTGATAGGTTAATGGTTTAGGCATATAAATACTCCTTAAGGTCTCGAATTATTTTACTCGAAACTGACCCGTAGTATGTAAAAATTTAGTGGTATACAATTCTGTCTTGTTCAGTGGTTAAAGAAATAAGTAATGTTTTAATTGCTTTACAGATAAAAGTTAATTGAATAGCTAAATTATTTTCAGTTAGATTAATAATTTTTCCAGAATCTAAAGTAATTTTTTCTTGAATAGTACTGTGAAAACCCTCAGCGTCTTCATCTAAAAAAGAACCAGTAAAATATTTTTGGAAACTTGCCATAGAGCCCATTACTTGTAAATTAAATGATGGAGCTACAATAAGTCTTGTTTGAATAGGAAAAGAACCACTTGGTCCTCTAAATTGTTCTGGATCCATATGTTGCCAATCAAAGCTCGGAAGAGTCGAATTCTGGGTCTGTGGTTTTTTGACCTTCTGTACTTTGGATTGGATTATTTTCATTTCCATGTCGAGCTGTCTCTTCAGTAGTAAAGTCTTGCATAAATCGAACATAACGTGCATATTCTTCGGTTATGCTACGAGTAGTACCTAGAATTTCACTTTGAAGTTTGCGAATATATTCTCCCAGCCGTTGTATCTCTTCTAGTAAATTAATACGAGAAGTATTTAGTATAACAATTTCAGTCTTCAGGCGGGAAATAGTCTCTATTGATTCGGGTAATGGGCTCATTAGTTCTCTCCATGTTAATTAATTTCGCTAAGCAATAAATTATGCCCCCGATTATAAAAACAATAGCAATTATTGGAGCGGCTATGATAATGGCTATAATTACCATACACCAACCTATAGCTAAAAGTATAGTTATCATAATTATCTCCAGAATAGGTCCCGGGCCATTCAGACCCGGGAAGTAAGCTTTATTCAAGATCTAAAGCTTGGTCATCTTCAGCTACATTTGATCCACCAAAGATTTCTTCTGTATCTGGTGTATTTTCAGCAGCGTCTTCGATTTCAATATCTGCATAGAAGCCATTTTGACCTCTACCAGCAGTAAGTTGAACACTTGTTTGCTTTTCAGATAAGGTAATTCCTTGGGCACCAACATATTCTAAGATAGCCCGATGAATTTCCGCTTGGTTTAAATTAATTTTCATACTGTCTCCTTATTTTGGACAATTTGTTTAATACAAGTAACACAAGCACGAATACGGCGAGTGTCAATGAGTTGTTGTTGAGAATGTGTTTCAGTTACTTCAGATCCACATGAGCAACGAACTTTGTACCAATGGTGTTCTTGGGAAAGTCGAATAAGAGTCACTGGATTAAAAGCCATATAACCAAGGTATTGGAGTATATTAAATTCTCCGGTTTGATCACCAATTTGAAATTTTGGTTGAGCACCTTGATTACGATTTCTACGAAAACGATTAGGTCGTCGTGGGCGTCGTGAAAGAGTCATAATGAATTCGTCTCCTTATATTTAAGATAACTGTAGTGAGCAATCATTAATGCGTCTGCTCGTCCATCAAGTAATCCACCTCTAGGACCATAAATATCTGCATTGGGATAGAGTTGTTTAGCAAACATTCCTATCCATCGTTTACGATATTTAGCTTTTTCAGTAGTAGAAGCAAGTAGTGGATAATTAAATTCAATTCCACAACCTTTTTGCCATACTTTTGGCTGAACATATTCAACATCTTTATACCAAAGGTGAGCTAAAGTTTCTATGAAAGCTAGATTACGTCCAAATTGAAAATTACTTTTTGCACTCATTCCACCTAAAGAATGTACATCTTCAATAGTAAGATTTAATACACGAACCATTTGTGATTGAATCCACAATGAAACGTGATTTATTGAAGTATATAAATTATAGGAAGCAGGAGTGTCATGGAAATCAATCCAACCCTGTTCAGGATCCAGGGAGCACAAGGCTCCCCGAGTTCCTGGGTCAATTCCTATAAATACAGACATCAGTCGTCAAACATGGAATCAATTTCACCAGCAGTTTCTTCTGCTGCTTCAGTACTTGCAGTTTCTACTGCAGAATCAGTAGCAAGTGCCTTGTATCGATCATTGACATAATCGGTTGAGAATTTATCAGCCCAATTATCCCGATAGGTAGTTTCTGTTTGACCAGCAATCTTTTCTGCAACTGACAAACCATTTGGATACAAGAATTTGCCAGCTTCATTGAATAACCGTTCATCATTAGTGGGGATCCAGTCATTACCAACCTTTGTATTCTTGTTTTCACGACGTTTTGTGATTGCAACTAATACAGGTTTATTTAACATTTCTGTTAAGCAAGGTACTGGAGTATTTTCTTCACTCCGGGAATCAAAATTCCACATTTTAATGATCTTTTCTGTGGTTTCCAAAGCAGAAAGCTTCTTTCCTGTAGTAATGATAGAAAGTTGATTGGCTGATTCCATACCTGGCAGTAAACGAGCTTTACCACTACGTTTATCTACGTAGGTATTTCTTCGACCATTTTCTTTATTGGAAGTAACATAGAAAGTTTCACGGTGAGTACGATTACCACCATTTTCTTTTAAATGGAGAGTTATGAAAACTGCTCCTCTTGCAGATTCGCCCATAAAGGCCATGTCTACATTCATGGGATACAAACCTGTATCCAATATAAAATTATTTCCAGGAAGGAAATCTTCATTTTGTTCGACATCAGCGCCGATTTCTAATTTATCAAGCAGCATAGGAATCTCCTGTTATTGCTGTAAATGCTGGTTACCCAGCGAGGATAAAATATCAGTTGTAATAGGCACGTAGTTTATCTAGTACCTGCTGTAAATCATTATCAATAAATATTTCTTTAATAGACCAAAGACCAAGAGGTCCACGAATGCGCTCGTTTACACTTTCTTTTGTAAGTCGAGTTTGGAATACATATTTAAAATCGAGGAGTTTTTCTTCTTCTGTAATAGTTAATAAAGGACTGTCACAATTTTCTAATACAGAAAGGGGAACTTTCTTACTTGTAATAACGTTATTGAAATAAGATTCAATACCTTGGTTCATGAGCGAACCTTTCACTTTTACTACGGTTTCTACTATATGATCACTTTCGTTTAAAGTGTCACTAGTATGCGCCAGAATAAATACATTCAATCTAGAAACTGATACGTGTTGTTGCATCAGTTCTTTAAAGAATTGTGCATAATCAGACCAGACTTTAAATTTGTCTTTTTCTGTAGCTTTAAGTACTACCTGAGATTCAAACATATCCATGAGATAGGTAAGACTATCAATAACGATAGTATGTGCTTTAGGTTGTTTCTCAGCTTTCTTAAATACATCAAAAACCTGGGAAGGTTTAGATACTGTGAATATTTTAAACTTTGAAGCAAATGGTAGTTCTTTTCCTGATTCACAAGCGAGATAAATAACTCCACTTGGATTCTTAAGGTTACGTAGACTTGCAGTTTTACCTGCAGCAGATTTACCACCAATAAGTACTAAATTTCTATTTGACATTTTTACTTCTCCGTATTAAGGCTTTCATTTCTGTATTTAATATTTTACTTACATTTTTTAATGCAACAGGATTTGCTACATCTCCGTGAAAATGTCGATATAAAGCAAGTAATTGTGGTGCAGATAAAAAAAGTAAACAATCCCATTTATTAGGACGTGTTTGATCTTTCATTTTAGCCATTTAAGTTCCTTTTGTGTGGAATTTTCGAGTAGCAGAAGCAATTACAGTAGAGAGTATTTCATTTTCATCCAAAGGCATAGTAAGTTTACTATTCAATTGAAGAACATTGTTTTGGATAGAGGCAAGATCTTGTCCCATATCTATAAGTGCATACGCATAACGAAGTAGGTGTTGATTTCTATTTCCATCTTGAGTGTTGTTAATGAACCAACGTTCTAATGCAGAAAGATTACCTTGTCCAGCAACTATTGCCTTGTGTTCTTCGGCTTTTTTAGTCTTTGGAACAAATTGTAAGGTATCTAAAAGTTGACCATCATTATACCAGTAATCTCCTTTATTTGTCAGCCATTTACGTGCTCTTTGAGCTGTTTGGCGATCTACTTCAAATGGAAGCCAATCATATATATTATTCATGAAATCTCTAAAATCTTTACTATCTAATTCTAGAGTATGACTAAGGGGTAATATGACACGAAAACGATGTGATTTAGAAGTATGTCTCTTAGTCACATGCATTAGGTATTTGTAATCGTTCAATAACAATTTAGCGGTATCTAAAGAGATACTATGTTCTACATCAAGACAAATAATATTGTATCCCGGTATTACATGGGCTTCGTCTCTATAGGCATCTTTAAGTAAATGATTTACCCAGTGATAGCCGGCTTTGGAAACTAAATTGTGTAATTTTTCAAATGGAACTCTATGAGCAGAATATCCAGTAGTGATGCCCTTGCTTGCAGATACAATGATTTTACTTAAATCAGTTTGTGGTACAGATCTTCCAGAGAAAAATTCTATCCCGTCAAGCACATCTTTACGAATAAAAATATTGTTTTTATATCCATAGCCAGTTGCCAGGCTCATCATTTCTCTCTTTTGAAGTTCTGATCCCTTATAGAAAGGGAGATCTTCTACAAGTTCAGCATGAGTAAGCTCTCGACCAATACTAGCAATATAGTTACACAATTTAATATGTGGTCGATCTCTTTGCATCATTAATTGAAATGCTCTGCCGGAATGTTCAGACATTGCGATTGCATTTTCTAAATGGTTCATTTTTACATAACCAGATTTGTCAATAAAAGCATACGCTCCAGCTAATTTGGATACCTTAAAATACCGATGACATAATTCTGCTTTCCGTATTTCTTCATATTCAGATAATTGATCAGCTTGATATTGACAAGCTAAACGATAATCAAATAAAGCCATACTGACAGGTTTTTGCATACGTATTGTTTGATGAAATTGTGACTTATCTGCTAATAAACCTAACTGATCAGATAAAGCAGAGAGATATTGAATAGACTGAGGATCATTATAGATGTCGTAAATATCCTGGGCTGTTTGTCCACTTTTAGTTAAACGGTATTTACAGAAACCAAAGTAACATCTACGAGCATAACCAATATCTAGAAAATCATAGAATTCATCTTCTGTTTTGGATCCATTTAATAATTTTGTAGGAGTACCAAATAACAGCATATTTGTAGGAGTCATACCAAAGAGATCTTCACTTCTAACATTATCTCTAGTATTTTTAATAAGCTTTTGCTTAATTCGACCCACGTCAAATAATTCTAAAAAAGTGGTAAGTACTTCACTATTACCCAACATGTTGGAACCAATTTCATCTATTTCGAGGTTCATGGATCCAGCTTTTGCCATTAATAGTTTAGTACGCATTTGTTTTACTGCTGCAGTAGTTGCAGAGTCAAAGGAAAATAGTAGGGCACCCATATCTTCAAACTCTATCTGGGCTCGGGTAACTTCTTCATCTTCGTCACTTTGATTTTTTCTTGCACGATATAAAGCTAATTTATGGAGATTTCGTTCTGCCACTTCTGGAAATGTTTGATCAAGGAATTTACTACGAAAACGATTGATTACTTGTTCTTCAATAATAGCAATAGAGTGGCCTTTACCGGATCCTGATGGTGCTAAATTAATAGCATACATATTGATTGGAATAATCTGTGATTCGGCAATTTGAACGTTACATCTCATCATAGAGGCTAATTTACAAAAGAAATAAGAGACCATCAAACGAAAGAAGATAGGATCCTCATTTTGAGTTTTTTTCTGCAAAATATCGACAAGTTTATCCATAACAGGATGGAATGGATATTCTGAGTAATTTTTCACATTTATTTCTCCTAAAGTTTTAACAAGCCTTGTTGTATATATTGTTCGGCTTGTTTGCATATGGGACGAGCAGGACAATATTTACAAAATTTAACTTCACCTGGTCGTATTTTTACAAGACCTCCACCGCCATCTTGGCCAGCTCGAGTATTTGCTTCCAGGGAGCTGTTATACAATTTTGTAGCTCGTTGGGCAGAAGGATTTTTAAAATAGGCCCATACTGTAGGCTTCTGCCAAAGCTCTTTGGGTGTACAGGCGGGTATTTCATTTTCTTTTGAATTTAAATATTTATTAATGACATCTAATTTTGCAATAATGAATGCCTCTGTTTCCTCCGTTGATTTAAGTATAAGAGTGTGGGTTTTAATACTTTGTTGTGGATAATTTTTATCCTGGGCTGCCAGCATAACTTTCCAGTCGGTAAATAGGAATTCAACATCCATTTCATTATCTGTGATAATTTTAGGATTTAACCATTTATATATGGATCCTTGCCAAATATAATCTGTGTCTTTGCCACCATAAATCCATGTGTATGTGGATGTACTTTTTATATCTTTTACTCGACCTTGTTCCACGATGTCAAATTTACCGGAAATGGTGTAACCATGTAGGGTACGTTCAGTACGTTGTTCAAAGAACATGTTGTAGCAATCTGGATCTACGGGTAAAGGTGGATTAATACGAACTGTATCGATTATTTTTTTTGGAATATCCAGGCGTGACATAGTTAGTTGCCATATTTTTGGGTCATTTACCCAAACACCTTCAACGGCTGCATGTATGGCATTACCAATTTTTGAGGGAACCTCAGTAAGTACATCAATATCGTAACTAAGTTTAAGATTTGCAATACGTTGGGTTAAGATTAAACTTTTCGTTGGTTTAAGTAATTCTGTAGCAGAAATTACATTTGGTTTAGGAGTACGATCGTATTCATCTGTGGCAAGCCATACAGCCATTGATAAAGATAAATTTGCGGGATTAATATACATAGTGGCTCCTGTCTTTTCCAATACAGGCGCGGAGCGCCGTACTATCATTTAATAAATTGTAAAAGTAATCCAGAAAACATATTGGTCATTGTGGTATGTTGACGATGATCGTATACAAATATAAAGTCATCATAGCAATCTATTCGTTGATGTCTTACATACATTTCAACGGCCACTATTTCCCATAATTCATGACACAGAATTTCAAAAATTTCTTCTTCAGAATCTATCGTACTAATATTTAAAGTATTGGTTTTATAATTAAAAGAACCCCCGCGTATTTTATGATGCCAATTTACTTTAAATATTCGACTATTTACTTGTAATTTTCTGATACGTTTAAGTTTCATTTTGTATCCTTACCAATGCGTGAGAATGATTACATCCTCGTTGAGGTAATTCTGTGTGGAGAGTGTAGCCAGGAACCCAATTTCTACATTTCATACATTCATGGTCACCGTGATGTCCTCCCCAATTATGCAGAGAGGATGAATTACGTTTGAATTTACAGAAAGTGGAATATACGTCACCCATATCATCAATACTACGTAAGCTGCCATCTGGATTACGAGTATTGATCATGATTTCTTTTTGTGTTGAGTCGTACCAAAGGCTCTTATACATGAGAAAGGAAAATAGTTTCTACATCTTCATATTCAATAAGACCTTCTGATTTTGTACCAAAATTTGTATTACGGGCTTTTTCATGGGCTAATTCTTGTGCGATATACTTATTTCCTGCTTCTATCTCGAAAACTGCAGTACGAGAACTTGTACGTATAATTTCTACTGAATATTTAGCCATTAGCAGATCCTCCGACAAATACTTTCTATTACTTTTAATTGAAGATGTAATTCGTATAATGCTTTCTTTTGTCCTTCTATAGTTTTTTGTTGGTATATCCAAGCTGATCTGGATGCCATTCGTACATTAAGTCCTTTGCCGGCAATATTTTCTCTATACCATTGTTGGAATACCATTAAGCGTCTCCCATTCCTTTCATAAATAAATAAAGAAGAAGTATAATAAGAAAAGCACCTGCTAACATACTAAGTATTATGGTTAATGGTAGGGACATTTAAGGTCTCCTTAATAGTTTTGAGTGAAGCATAATTAGGTATTTTGATTGGTGTTGACCAATCTGGATAGTAAACTTCTAATTGGGCACCTAAACCCACTGTAGGATGCCATATAGGCTCAAGATCGGCCCATTCCATACATTGAATGAGATTGTCATTCACCCATTTCATACATCCTAGATGATTTCTCACTAAGTAATATTGGGAATCATGAATTTGAGCGCCAGGAAGGATCCATTCTTGATATTTTGGATGAGCCCATACTTTTTCCATAAACATATTTCCTGAATATGAATTTAGTAGTCCATAAGATTGTCCTGTGGCATTAGCTACAGTTTTAATTTCTTTATAAGCTTCCCAGGGCATAGTCTTATAACTGGACAATACAACATTAGGGAGCATGGGTGTACGTAAACGTAATCCAAAAGCTAAGTCTACATAACCTTGCTGATTAGCTAATTTAATTTGGTTATCAATCCATTCATCTGAAACAAAATATAATTTATGAAATTCTTTTTCA